TAGTGACTTTAGTAACAACCACATTTCCTAAATCTATATTTCCTGTTCCATTAAATAAAGCATTTAATGAGTTAGCATATTGTGGGTTTAAAATTGTTCTATCTGACATTTATATATATATATATATTATATATTTTTTTTTTAAAATATAATTATAATTATTTTTTTAAATTGCTATATAAAAAAAAACTGATAAATATGGAGGACTTATATTTACACCATATAAACCGGTTATATTATCTATTGATTGAATACCATTACCAGTATTATTAATTTCTATATTTGTTTCCGATGTTCCAGTATTAAAACCATTAATAACGGGTTCTATAATATATGTGCCAACAGGCGGAACGGGAATATATGGTAGCTCAAAAGCTCCTACACCGGATAGATGATTATGACCAGGGTCCATAATTGTGTGCGAATGTTCTGGAACTTTTAATAATAATGGAGCGATGGTAGATATAGAACCGCCGAAATTTGCCGAAACTGAATAATCATTATTTGCCCCGCTTTGATTATTACCACTTACAAAATTACTTGTTGAACATCCTAAATTATTTTGACTATTGCCACCAATTGGAAAACGAGATTGAAAATTAGGAACACAAAAAGTCGTCATTGAACCACCATAAGTATATTTTATTACATTAAATAAATTAGGATAAGTATTTATATTATATGTCGAACCATCACAAAGTAAAAAACCACTAGGAGGATTAATATTTGAAATTAACATTTTTATTGAACCAGTTGGAACAGAAGAAACATTATATTTTACTGAATTTATTTCTATAGTTGGTATTGATAAAAAATTAGTTTGATTTTGTATTGTTGGAACTGACAAATAACCATCTATATTAATATTGTTTCCTGTCATAGTTCCTGTAAAAGTTGGATTAATTATCGTCATAAAAGGTTTAAAAACTTGTCCTATCCAATCTCTAACATATTGTAAATTTGCTATTAATGATAAATTAGTTTGTGTTATTGGTTGATTAACTGCACTGGTATTATCATAAAAAATTTGGTCTTTTATTCTTTGATTGATACCCGTATTATAACTCATTATATAATATATAAATATATTTTTTTTAATTTTGATTATAATAAATACTATATTTTACTGAAATATAAGGAGGTGAAATATTAACACCAGTTAAATTACTTGTTGTATCTGTTTGTTGTATCTGATAACCATTATTATTTATTGTAATCATAGAAAACCATATTTCATCAATCACTTCGGGTGCAACACTTGACGGCAGTTGACCAAGAGGCAAATAAATTGGCTCTGGATTATCACCAACATATTTATTAAAATTTTGTTGTAAATTACTAGGATGAAAATGTCCGGGGTCATTAATTGTATGAGCGTGTTCTGAAACTTTATAAAGTATTGGAGCAATTGAAACACCACCTCCGGCAAAATTTGCCGAAACTGAATAATTATTATTTGCTCCTGTTTCATTATTACCAGTTGCAAAATTACTCAGAGCACAACCTAAATTATTTTGACTATTTCCACCAATTGGAAAATAAGAATTAAAATTAGGAACATTAAAATATAAACCACTTCCTCCATATGTATAACCAATTAAATTAAATAAATCTTGATAATCTGAAACTAAATAAGATGAACCATCACATAATAAAAAATTTGGTTGTATTTCATTAATAACCATTTTTATTTCTCCTAAAATATTAAATTCTATATTTTGATTTTGTAATGTTGGATTAGTTGTAAAATTAGTTATATTTTCAATTGTTGGAACTGATAAATAACCATTTAAATTTATATTGTTTCCTGTCATGATACCTGAAAAAATAGGATTATTAAGAACCATATAAATTTTATAAATATAATACTGTGTAAAATCTTGAACATATTTTAAAGATGCTAATAATGATAAATTTGTTTCTGTATTTTCATATGTTTTAGTAGAATAATTATTATATAAAATTTGTTCTTTTATTTCTTGGTCAATACCTGATAAATATGACATATATAAATATATAATATATTTTTTATATTTTATATATTATATATAATGAGTGCAAAAACTATTTATGGTTCTGACTTTCAATTTAATACTATTCATTTTAATGATGTATCCTATAATAAATTTTTTAATTCAAGTATTAAATTAAATAACCTAGAACAGTTAAATTTTGAAGATGGTTCTCGTCAAATTACCGCATATTTGGGCAACTCTCCAACACCTCGAGATTTTAGTTATAATATCTTACCTAGTACAAATTTAATATGTTCATCAGGTTATGCAAATTTACAATCTACATTAAATATTTTAAATTCTAATACAGGTTATCAAGGTTCATTATATTTTAATGATGCGACCAATAATTCTATTAATAGTTTTAATATATCTTTTTCATCAACTTTTACTAGTAGTCTTATTATAACTCTTCTAAGTAATATGACGACAACACCTTCATACAATACATCAGCTTTTTGTTATATTATTAATAATAGTAATGGCAATTTAACTTATGGAACAATTAATTTATTAACTAATGGCAATTTAACTATAAATTTTAATAATATTGAAATTGTTAGTTCGTCGTCATATACACTTTATATAACAAGTTTTAAATTTAATTAAAAACTTCCGGAATTATTTATATAAAAAAAAAACCTAATTTTAATAAAATTAATGTTTTGTTTGGCTTTTCATAAATTATGTACATTTTTAAAAAATCATTTTTTTAAAATTAAATATACTTACTAATTAGGCTTAAAAATCCATATTATTTATTATAATAACTCACGGGATTTTTCCGGAATTATTTATATAAAAAAAAAAGCTAAAAAATCCCGTTGAGTTTTTTTATAAAATTAATGTTTTTTTTTTGTGTTCTTATTGTATATTATGGATTATATGGTAAGTTCTGAAGACTTGAAAAATATACTTGGTGATGATTTAAAAATTATAACATTTAGTGATTTGAAAAATTATAATGATATTTATGAATTATTACCTAAAAAGAAAGATTACTGTGTTATCTTTTATACTGATGATATAAAAAATGGTGTTAATATTGGTCATTGGACTTGTTTGATGAGATATAAAAATTATTTTGAATTTTTTGATAGTTATGGTTTAACAGTTAATGAAGAATTAAAATTTATTTCACCAGATAAAAGAAAAAGATATGGAGAAGAAACAGATTATTTAGAAAATTTATTAAAACCAGTTAAACATAATTATAATCATCATGATTTTCAAGCTTGGAATGATGAAGTCTCGACTTGTGGACGTTGGGTAATAATTAGAATTTATTTATTTAAAAAAGGTTTAGTAAAAGAAAATGAATTTTATAATTTTATAATGAGAAAAAATTTAGGAGGCAAATTCAAAACTATGGACGATTTAGCAGTTTATTATACTGAATAAAATATTTAAAAATATAAAAAAAATATCTAATATATATATATATAAAAAAATATGACAACCCGAAATATAACTGAGACAAGTAAAAATATTTATTCTAAAAATCTAATTAGATTAAATGATGGAGAACCAATTAAAAATTATAATTTCTTAAAAAAAGTTGATACAATAATGAAAAAAATAGAACATTTAAAACCAAATTCAAGAAGAACATATTTGATAAGTATTGTTTCTACTTTAAAGAAAATACCAGAATTACAAAAAATTTATAAAATTTATTATGATAAAATGATGGAATTAAATAAAGATTTAAAAATAAATAATACTAAATCAGAAACACAGAAAGAAAATTGGATAAGTCAAGAAGAAGTATTAAAAATTTATAATGAATATGAAGAAAAATATTTACCTCTTTTAAGTCTAAAAAAAGTAAATGTAAAACAGTGGGATGATATATTAGATTTTGTTGTATTATCTCTTTATGTTTTGAATCAACCAAGAAGAAATAAAGATTATCAATTAATGAAAGTAATAAAATCAAATAAAGATTTAGATGATGATTATAAAAATTTTAATTATTATTTACCATCAGAAAAAAAATTCTGTTTTTTTAATTATAAAACTGGTCATACATATCATTTACAAGAAATTGATGTTAATGAGAAATTACAAAATATTTTATTACTTTACTTAAAATTACATCCTCATAAAAAGACTAAAAAATATTTTTTATTAGTAGATTATGATGGACAACCATTAGAACAAGTTAATGATATAACAAGAATTTTAAATCATATATTTAAAAGAAAAATTGGGGTTTCTGCCCTGAGGGGTATCTATCTTACGGACAAATTTAAACCACAAATGGAAGAATTAAAACAAACCGCGACGAATATGGGAACTAGTTCGGGAACAATTTCAAACACATATGTAAAATTAGATGAAAAATAAAAACCTAAAAAAACTACTTAAAACTATATCAATATATATAATTATAAATGACAGAAATTAATAAATATCAAAATGGAAAAATTTATAAAATTGTTTGTAATAAAACAAATTTAGTTTATATTGGTTCAACAACTCAAAAATATTTATCTGATAGACTTAAAGGACATCGAATAGCACATAAAAGAAATAAGGGATTAACAACTGCTAATCTAATTTTAGAAAATGGAGATTTTTATATTGAATTAGTTGAATTATTTCCTTGTAATTCAAAAGATGAGTTATTAGTTCGTGAAAGATATTATTTTGATATTATAGACTGTGTTAATAAAAACAGACCTAAAAGAACAGAAAAAGAAATTAAAGATTCTGATAAAGAATATTATGAAAAAAATAAAGATGTAATTTTAGTCAAACAAAAAATATATGTTGAAAATAATAAAGAACATATTAAAGAACAAACTAAAAAATATCGTGAAGAACATAAAGAACAATTAAAAGAACAAACCCAAAAATATCAAAATGAAAACAAAGAAAAAATAAAAGAACAGCGTAAAAAATATCGTGAAGAAAATAAAGAAAAAATAAAAGAACAAAAACGACAAGATTATCAAAAAAGAAAAGAATATATCAATGAAAAATCTAAAAA